AGGGCTGCCAATGGATCCATCGTTGCTGGTGATGTCAATGACGTGGCTCCTCTGCAAATGCAGAAGCAGGCTGACCTAACCGTTGCTCTTAATACCATTGCTCGTATTGAGCAGCGTCTTAGCTTTGCGTTCCTTCTTAACAGCGCCATTCAAGCTGGTACTCAAGGTCGGGACCGAGTTACAGCGGAAGAGATCAGAATGGTTGCACAGGAGCTGGAATCAGGATTGGGTGGAGTCTATTCAATTCTTAGTATTGAATTGCAGCTGCCCCTTGTTAACCGCAAGATGGCCCTTATGGAGCGTCAGGGGCGTCTTCCTAAGCTTCCTAAGAACGTAGTCAAACCACAGATCACAACTGGTATTGATGCTCTTGGTCGCGGCAACGATAAGGTAAAACTGCTGCAGTTCCTTGAGACTCTTGCCAAGACTGTGGGTCCTGAAGCAATGAGCAAGTACGTCAACACTAGGGAGTTGATCACACGTCTTGCTGCTTCTGATGGTCTTGATACCTACAAACTCATTAAATCTGATGAGGATCTCATGGGTGAAGAGCAACAGCAAGCTATGATGATGCAGCAACAAATGGCCGCACAGGATCCTAATAACGATCCTGCTAAACAGGCCGCATTAGTCAAAGCTCAAAATGACACAGTCCGCACAGCCCAAGAAGCCTCTGGAGCAGGAGCCCCAGGTGGAGCAGGAGAAGCCTTCTAAGAAAGCTGAACCCCGCAGCAAGATGGATGAATTGATTGAGCAGCTAAAGGCTGAGAAGCCTGCTGTTTACGATCAGTACGTTGCTGCTGCTAAGGCCAAACGTCCTGTTTGGATTTATCCAGATATGACCGTCCGTATCGGTTGATATCATGGAAATTATTGCAGATGGGGTGATTAGTAACCCCACAGGTCCATATAGTGAACAGGATCTTCAAATTCTTGAAGGTGCTGAAAAGGAGCAACAAGAAGAACTTATTGCTGGTAAGTTCCGTTCAGCTGACGATCTTCTTAAGGCTTATCAAGAGCTTGAAAAGAAACTTGGTAACAACGGTAGTTACAACAAAACTGAAGAAACTACTGATGAAACTGAAGATCAAGCAAGTGGATTTGAACCGATTTCGCAAGAAGAAGAACAAACCATTGTTGACAGCATTGGTGGCGCTGATAACTTCTCAGCTGTTCAGCAGTGGGCTAACGAGAATCTTAACCAAGAAGAAATCGAAGCTTACAACCGTGAAGTAAATAGCGGTGACTATTACCGCGCTCGGAATGCTTTGCAATCCATGTACTTTGCGTATCAAGACCAAGCTGGATTTGAGCCTGAACTAATGGGTGGTCGTCTGTCTGGTAACAGCAGTGATGTCTTCCGTTCTACTGCTGAAGTTATGGCAGCAATGAATGATTCAAGGTATTTGAATGATTCTGCTTACACCCAAGACGTTCAAGACAAACTCATCCGTAGTGACGTTTTAGGTCCTAGGGGTTAGTATTTCCTTAACGAACGTAAGTATTGTTGCCGCTGAGGCGATAACAACAGTGCGAAGCGAGCGTACGTAAACTCTTCCAAACACAAAACGATGGCTGATCTTAATGCCTCGCTTTCGCGGTTGGGTGGTATTAACGGCGTTCAATACAACGCTGGTTCTGCCTCCGGCAACTACGAAGCTGAAAACACTAACTTCCTTAAAATCTTTTCTGGTGAAGTTCTGACGACCTTCAACCGTGAAACGGTTTTCAAGGACCTGACCATGAAGCGCTCGATCTCTTCGGGCAAATCCGCTTCCTTCCCAATCACTGGTCGCTTCTCAAGCCGCTACCACCGTCCTGGTGACTTCATCACCGGCCAAGGTAACAAAGGCATGATTGGCGAAAAGATCATCACCATTGATGACCTGCTGATTGCTGATGCTTCCATCTACGATCTCGATGAAGCCAAACTTCATTGGGACGTTCGGAGCATCTACTCGACAGAATTGGGACGTGCTTTGGCCCGTGCTTATGACCAACGTCTGGCACGTACCATCCTTGCTGCTACCGAATCTGACGGTCGCGTTAAGGATTGGGATTCCAAGCGTTTCCAACTGAACGGCGGTACTTACGCTTCGGTCAGCACCAACACCATTACGCTTTCTGCTAACTTCCAAACTGCCGAACTCGGCTACTGGGCTGTTGGCGAAGTTGTCTACGGTGAGAACTCTGGTAACTACGGTGTAATTACTACTGCTCCTACCAACGGTGCTGCCACTTTCGTCATCAACCCTATCGGTTCTATTGGTTCCGGTACTGGCGTTGGTTTCCAAGTTGGTGAGCGTCTGTTCGTTTTGAACTCGATGCCCGGTGGTACTTCTTTCACTGGTATTGACCTGAACGGTGCTGCTAACCGCGCTGCTCGTGGCAACCTGATTGTTGAGAATCTTTACAAGGCCTGCCAAGTGCTGGACGAAAAAGATGCTCCTAAGGAAGGCCGCGTTACCGTTCTGAGCCCTGGTGCTTACTACGACATCCTCCAAAGCGATCGTGCAATTAGCACTGATTTCAACGGTGCTGATGGTCGTAATGGTACCTTCGCTGGTAACAACGTTCTTAGCGTTGCTGGTTTCCGTCTGGTTACCTCTAACCACCTTGGTATTAACAGCTACACTTCTGGTCAGTCCTACGTTGGTCTGAACAACCAGTCTGCTGTTACCCGTGGCGAGCGTCCTAACTACATCAACGGTAAGGACGGTTCTAACGGTTCCGCTGCTGCTGGTACCTATGACTACTACCAGGATGAGCAGGGTAACACCAGCTCCATTGCTAACTGCTTCGGCCTCTGCTTCACCAAAGAAGCTGTTGGTACCGTCTCTCTGAAGGACGTTTCGATGCAGATGACTGGTGCTGAGTACAAGGCCATGACTCAAGCCACCATGATGGTTGCCAGCTATGCTGTTGGCCACGGTGTGCTGCGTCCTGAGTGCTCTGTCAGCCTTCTGTCTGATGGCAACCCGTATTGATTAGCTAACTAGTCAAATACACATACAATGGGGGAAGCGAGAAGTTCGTTTCCCCTTTTTTGTGCCTAAATAATGAGTACCTCAAAACTAGACGCAGTCAATACGCTTCTTTCAATTATTGGGGAAGCACCTGTTAATAGCCTTACAGCTCCTGTACCTGGAGATGCTTCACTGGCAGAGCGTACACTGACTGAGATCAGTCGTGAAGTTCAGGGTGCAGGATGGTCTTGGAACACAATGCTTTATGACTCCATTCCTCTGGACACTGCTACAGGCCAATCAAATCTACCTAGCAATACTTTGGCTGTTAGGTTTAACCCTTTGGCGTACCCAGATCAACGTTTTGTTCTTCGTGGTACTAGGCTTTTTGATCGCCTTAGGAACTCATACGACCTAAGAGCAACTGCTAGTGTTGCTGTCGTTGGGACCGCTACTAATTTGGTTGCTGAGATTGTTGAAGAGCTTGATTGGGACAGCATCCCAGAAACAGGTCGTCGGTACATCATGATTCGTGCTGGACGAATTTTTGCTAACCGTGCTGTAACTAGTTCTAGTATTGAAGCTTACACAGCTGAAGACGAGAAGGAAGCTTTAAAGATCCTCAAGCGTACTGAGGATATGTCACAAAACTACAACTTTATTAGTGGTCCTGATGATATGTACGCTGGTCGTGTAATTACTAACTTTGGTCCTGATATTCTGAGCCGCTAATGTCAAGAGAACTTTTCAGCCAGATCATTGCACCACTAAATAAAGGAGTTAACCAACAGGCAGATAGCTTGATGCTGCCTGGTTTTGCCAAGTCACTTGAGAACGGTGTTTGTGATCTTGTTGAGGGTCTTAAGAAGCGTTTAGGTTCTGTGCCTCTTAAGCGGATTGATACGCTTACTAAGAACGCTGGTGGTCTTACTCTGGTTAACCCGATCAAGTGGGATGAAGCTTGGTTGTTTGTTTACAACCGTAGTAGTGACGAACGCTTTATTCTGATTGCTGCTGACGACAGTAGGACCGTTAGCCGCACTGGAAACATTACTAATGGTTCTGCTGTAATCCAAAGTGTCAGCAGTATGACTGACATTTTTGTTGGTGTTGAAATTACTGGTACTGGTATTCCAAGCGGAACTGTTATTACTGACATTGATGTAGCTGGTTCACGCATTACTCTTAGCAAAAACGCAACAGCTACAACAACAGGAGTAACTTTAACTATTGAATCTAACTACACGTTTGTAACTGGTATTTCAAACATTGAACCCATTTCAGGGATACTTCCTGAGGTGGTTCCTGTTGAGCAAACGTTTAGCAATATTACTTCTACCAATCTTGAATACCTTCGTGGTTCTGGAAGGGCTCGTGATCGCTTTAGGGCTACGTCGTTTCAAGATTATGTGTTTGTAACAAATATTCAAAAGAAAGTTATTTATGACGCAACTGAAACTTTAACTCGTTACAACATTAGTAACATCAGTGGAACCTATAGGCCCACTAAAGCTCAAGTAATTATTAAAGCTGTTGATTACGATACTGAGTACGCAATTACAATTACTCTTGATAACGACGATGTTATCCGTGGTCACTATATAAGCCCTTCGCTTACGACAGCTTCTGGTGCCACTAACATTGTTAACACAGAACAAATTGCTACGTTTCTAGTTTCTAAAACACAAACCATTACTGGTTCTTTAAGTATTGGTAGCAACGTTGTTAGTAGTGTTAACGCAACAGATATTACAAGTATTGCTGTTCAAGAACGTGTAACTGGTACTGGTATTCCAGCTGGTGCTTTTGTTGGAGCAATTACTATTGGTAGTCCTACCTCTAGTTTTACTCTTGTTAACGAAGCTGGTACTGCTTTAAACGCAACAGCTAATGGCAACCACACTTTAACCATTGGTGACGGTTTGACAGAAGGAGATATTCATAACGAACTTAATTATGTAGTTAAAAACTCTCAAATTCTTATTGGTCTAAATAATTCCAGTCGTTACTTTAAAAGCTTTGTTGTCCACGATGCTCGTGGCGACACCTTGATGTCTGGTTTTACCAATCAGGTGACCAGCATTACAGAGCTTCCTAGCACCTCTTGGGAGGGTCATACGGTCATTGTGGCGCCTACAGGGGCTTCTGATCAAAGCTCTTACTACCTCAAGTTCAACGCTGAGAACACCACCACTAACGGAGACTACGGTCGTGGTGTGTGGGAAGAGACTAGCGGTTGGGGTACTCCAGGATTGCTGGATAAGACCACCATGCCTCATTCGTTTATCTACTACAAAAACAGTAGTGGCTTAACTCGATTTACTTTCCAACCATTTACTGGTGCTGCTTACACAGACGGTTCTGTTTCACTTGATCTTCCTGGTTGGACAACACGTCTAGCTGGTGATGAAGACGAATTACCAGGACCTACGTTTGTTAATCATGCAATTAACGATATTGTGTTCTTTAAAAACCGTCTTGGTTTTGTAAGTGGTGAAAACGTAATCCTTAGCCAAGCTGCTGATTACTTTAACTTCTGGCAGCAATCTGCAGTTCAAGTTGTAGACAGCGATACCATTGACTTGACTGCCATTAGTAACGACGTTGCCACGTTGAACTACGCTTTGCAGCAGCAGGATGAATTGGTACTGTTCTCTAGTGAAAACCAGTTCCGTCTTTACAGCGGAGACAACGTTACCTTTAGCCCTGATACAGCGTCTGTAGGCCGTATTAGCTCCATCAGTATGGAGTCCAACGTAAAGCCTCAGCAGGTAGGCCCACAAGTTATCTTCCCTGTTAAGGAGGGAGACTTTACTGGATTCCAAACTTTCATTACTACTGACCGTACTGTTGGTATCAACCTTGGTCAAACAGCTGTAATTACAGAAACTATTCCTAGGTATATTCCTAAAAATATTGACTCGCTTGCCGTCAGTCGTTCTGACCAATTCTTGGTAGCCCTAAGTTCGGACAATCCCAACTCTTTGTACGTGTACCAGTTCTTCTGGGAAGCTTCTGGTGGCTCTTTGACTAACCGTCAAAACGCTTGGCATGAATGGGCCTTCCCTAACAAGAGCGTTTACTGGTGTGACTTTGTAGAAGGTACTTTGATGAAACTTACAAAATATGTAAACGGCGCTAACAATGAGTACTACCTTGAGGGCCTTAATGTTTCTAGGCCACCTCAGAATAACAACGAGTTGTTCCTGTTGGATCGTCAAATCTCAAGCAGCATTACTACCGATCTAGGTTCTACAACCTTTAGCTACAGCGCTGC